ATGCTCGGCGTGGCCGCCCTTGATGGCCGCCTGGCTGGCTCTCTGCCAGCCGCGGCTTGCCAGCGTCAGGCAAAAGGCGCAGCTGTCGCCGTGCGGCACCCAGGCAAACTCCGCGCCGTCCCGCTGCGCGTTTTTCAGCGTCGTGTCGGCCCCGGCCCGCTTTACCAGTCTGCTCACGCCCCTCTGCATCTGCGGAGGGCTCTCCCGGGTGGCCTGCACCATCCGGGCCACCTCGCGGCGGCTTGCAGGTGCCGCAGGCTCGGCAGGGGACACCCTGGCATTCTGCAGCGCCGCCATGGCATCATACATCTGGCAGGCCAGCTCAGCGCTGCCCTCACCGTATTTCTGCACAAGCGCCGCGGCATAGTCTGTCAGCGCCTCCGTGTCGGCGATGCCGTGGGCGGCCAGGTACTCCGCCATAAGCTGCGCGGCCTTCTCATTCAGCTGCGCCAGCCTGCGGATGTACGTCTCCCACGCCTGCGTCGTTATCCTCATTTTCCATCTCCATCAGCACCTGCTGTCCGCGCACCCGCTGTTCCTGCGCACGGATGCGGCGGATGTCCGCCTGGTCAAAGCCGATCATCTCTAAAAACGTGTCCGTGCTGGCGAACTCCTCCCGGGCCGTGGCGATCTTGATGGCGGCGTCCGCCGTCACGGCCACGCTGGGCATGGCCGGATTCTTAAAGTGCGGCATCACGTTCCGCTCCTCCTCGGTCAGCGCGCCGGGCGGCACATTGCGCAGGATGGCCTGCGCCATCTGGGCAATCGTGCGCAGCGCGTCGCCGTTTCCGGTGTTCAGCTGCTGCGCCAGCAGCACCAGCGTCTGGCTCTGGGCCAGAATCGCGTCGCTGCTCGTGGGGTTTGCATCGTTCACAACGCCCACGTCCGTCACCGTCAGGCCGGTGGCCGCGGCAAACTGGGTCGCCGTCATCCGCATCTTCTCGGTGTGCGGGCTCAGGCTGCCCTGCGCCAGCTGCCCGAACACCGGGTTTTCGCCGGTCTCGGGGTTGCTCGTCGCCGCCAGCAGACTGCCCACGTAGGATTTGAACTTGTCGGAGATCAGCACGTCGTACTGCTCATCCGTGACGCCCAGAATATACTTCTGCGGTGTCGTGTCAAACTCAAGCGCAATCGTGGCATTCGCCACGGTGCGGATGTAATCGTCTATCAGCGTGCGGATGGAGCGCTTCAGGCGGCTGCGGCCAAACGGCTTGCCGCTCGTGGCATTCCAGATCAGCGGCTCCATCAGCGGACGGCCCATGCGGTGGGGCAGTCGCTGGACATTCCAGCCGTCCGGCCTCCGGCGCAGCACCGTCACGGCATTGTCCATGTACAGATTCACAACACGCGGCTGCCACACGCCGGTCAGATGCTCATCCGGCACGGTGTCAATGATCGCCAGCCCGCAGGCAATGCGCCCCTTCTCGCCGCTCCACAGCGCTGCCGCCGTGGCAGGGGAGTGGAATCGTATCTTGCAGCCGATGGCCGCATCCGCAGACAGCGTCGCGAACGCACAGCCGTACTTCAGCTCATCCCGGCAGGCCTTGCCGTACTCGGCGATCAGCCGGTTGTCCGCGATCAGCCGGTTCAGCACAGCATTGTCGCCGCCGCTGCTCACAAAGCCGTCAAACATGCTGCGGGCGGCCAGCACGTCCACGGCCTTCTGTCCCCAGCTGCACCCGACCTCAAGGTTGCGGATGCCCTGCGGCAGTGCGATTCCGAGGTTCACGTCCTTCAGCGCAACGTGGCCCTCGTAGTATTTTTCCTTCTCGGCGTTGCCGGCCTGATGCAGGCTGTAGACCCGGACAAGCTCGTCCAGGGCCTTTTGCTCCGGCCCCGTCAGTCCGGCCACCGTGCCGAAATTCAGTGCGATCATCACGTTCTCCTCTTAGCCGATCCGCATCTTCCGGGTCGGGTCGCGTCTGCTGGTCTTTGCGCCCCATAACGCCAGGGCGCATGCCTCCACCGGCAGACTGTTGTCGCCGCCAAAGCCGTACCCGCCGCCGATGGGCCGCTTGATGCTGGTCACGGCACTCTCACGCAGCGCCTGCTGCGGGCGGTACCATGTCAGCTGTCCCTCGTTCACGGCATCGGTCAGGGCGCTGACCGATGCGATCACATCCTTGGCCGACGGACGGATCACGGAGTTCCTGGCCCGCCAGATTCCCTTGATACGGTCCACAAGCACATCCACACCGTTGCGCCCGTCAATGACAACGCAGCTGGCGCGGTCATAGCGGGCATTCAGCCAGTCGGCCAGCCAGCCGAAGCCGCGCCCCGTGGGCTGCATCTCGATCAGCGATACCCTCGCCGGGCCGTCCTTCGGGATGACCGCACCGCACAGGCACACCGCCGAGCCGTCCGCCGCGAACTTCACGCCGTAGGCCGTCTTTCCCTCTGGCTTCTCGTCATCACTGGCGCAGCGGTCCCAGGCATTCTTGTCCAGCGCGTAGTCCAGCTTTTCCGTTACCACGGGGCTCCACCAGCCCAGCCGCTCCCGGGCGAACGTATCCGGGGCCATGTTCTCCGCCTCGCCCTCGATGGTGGATTGCTGGATGCGCCGCCCCAGCGCCGGGTTGGCGGCAGCCCAGCGCGCCGGATCATGGATGTCTCCGATCTCCTTGACGGAGTATTCAAACCATGCCGTGCGCTTGGCCGTGCCGTCCAGCGCGCCGGTGCGGATGCGGCGGAATACCGTGCCGTCGGCGTTCTCTTCCGGCGGCGTGCCCAGGTACAGCGTCTGCGGGTTCAGGCTTGCCGAGATTGCGGGCAGGAACGATGCCTGCTGCGTCTCGTCCAGCTCCTGCGCCTCGTCAAAGATCAGCAGGTCGCCGTGCTGGCCGCGTCCGCCGTTGCGGGTTCGCGCCAGAAATTTGATGCGCGCGCCGGACTTCAGGATGATCTGCTCGCGCCCGATGGCCGTCTTGATCTCGGCCACATGCCGGCGCAGCTTCGGCCCCTCAAAGAAGTCGCGCATCTCCTCAAATGTCTCGGTGGCGGTTTTCTGCAGGTGCGCCGTGTAGACGACCTGCTCGTTGTACAAAAGCATTCCCGCCTCGCTGCGCGCCTGGATCAGCAGGCTTTTTCCGTTCTGGCGCGGCACGCTGCCGCCTGCGGAGGGCGCGGCCCACTTGCCGGAGGGCGTGCGCCCCAGCCAGTCGTCCAAAATATCGCTCTGCCATGGGTCCAGCACCGTCCCGCCGATGCGCACCAGCTTGGCTGCATCCAGCCCGTCGCTGGCGGTATAGTCAGGTGCGACTCTTTCGGACGGCTCCTGACTTCCCATCAGCGGCGCGCTCGCCAAGGATTTCACAGATTTCGTCCTCACTGTTCGCCGCTCCCTCTATCTCCTCGATCTCCCGTACCGTTTCCCGGTACTGCTTTGCCAGCTGCGGCAGCGCCTTGGGGTCACTGTACCCGTCGATTGCCGCCGCCAGCACCAGCTTCAGGTTTTTCAGCTCCTCAAGCCTTCCGCCCTTCACATTCTTCAGCTTCATAAACACCCCGTGTGTAAATCGGCGCTGGACAGCAGCAGGGTCGCCGCGGGCGGGGGAGGGGGACCCTCCCCACCTACCAGCTGCCGTCCGTAACCTTGGGAATTTTCGTCATTTTTGCACCGAAATCAAGCGAAAAACTCGCTGTTTTGTCTCGTTTTTGCGCATTGCAAAAGTAATGCGCAGCTTGCAGATTGTCCCAATCCTCCGCTGCGGCCCGCGCTGACGGATAACCAAACTGTTTCCATTTAGCAACAGGCTTGATTTCATCCACAACAAAGCTTAGCGGATGCGCTGCATCGCTCGGCTCATCGTAATGAATCGGCCCGAACCGCCCATGGCAGATGCCGCACTCGCACCCCATGGCCCGGAGTCTGGCCCTATGCTTGCGCCGCAGATTGCCGTTGGCATAGCGGGGGTTGTTTTTCGTGGGGGTCATTTTCATGCACACCCCTCCCGGTATATTTTCTTGGCCCGCCGTTTTGTGTCCACATTGGACACGCTGACCCGCCGGGCCTTGGATTGCTTCATAGATGCCCTTGGCCGGACTTGGACCGGCACACCTCAGGCTCTTGCCATTGAGCTACAAGGGCATAAAAATAGCCCGGCATCTCAACCGGGCAGGGGACTTATACACAGCGACGCGGCAGACAACCGCGCAGTCCCCCTGCTGCTAGGAGCGTCACTATGGACAACAACACAAAAGCCGCAAGGCGGTTTCCCGTTCCTTACGGCTTTTGATGATAGTATTATAGCATGGATTTTTGGCTTTTTTATGCAAGCTTTTTTTACGAATTGGCTTCACAAGTACTTGTTGAAGTCTTTTCTGGAGTGGCACCCCATGACTCAATTGTTGTTCCTGCACCGAATATGTAGGCACCAATTGTTCCCACAAGAATTACAGCCAAAGCAATATTTAGCGCAATCATGCCACGTGATGTTTTCTTTTTAGTTGGATCACTATAAACAATGTGAAGAACAAATCGCAAAAGAATAAAAAGAGCATTAAATACCACGAAGCCCAAAAGCACAATGGTAATAATCAGGCGGAACATTGAAACAGAAGCGAAGTTCGCCAGCACGCTGCTTGAAAAACTAATACCACCCATAAAAGCCAATACTACAGCTGAAAAAATGCCTAATATAGATACAGACTGCTCATGGTAGTGTTCAACATTTTTTTGCACTTCCATAGCCTTATTTTGAGCGTCACTAGAAGATTGTACGGTTGCCGCATATAAATTTTTTGTTTCATCAGTAAAGCACCGAACTGCTTCCATGCGATCAATACGAACACTTTCCAAATCGACATGGTCGAGGAGTTTGTCAATTCCGGCATTTACTTCGTCACTTTTGGGGTGAACACGTTTCCCATAATCAGCAATCAAGCGAAGACCGTTATCTAATGTGGAATAAACATCGGGAGTCCGTTTTCCCAAATAGTCAGAAATAAGAGAGTACCAATGACGAAATTTGTTGCAGTAAATTCGACTAAATTTTTTGAAATAGGTTTCCAACTCGGCATCTGATATATCGTCACTTGTTTCAATTGGATATTCAAGTAATTCATCGAGAAGCTGAAACAAGGCATCCATTTTTTCTTGCTCTTTGTCCATTTATTCAAGCTCCAACGGGTTTGCCCTACAGAAAAAACGTCTAATTTCTTCTATAGAGATGGGTTCGCGGTCGCTCGTATGAGTCCATGGCGCCTCCTCGTGTGTTTTAGATACTAAACTACGCGCAGACAGGGCAAGGCACTTATCAATGACTTTATTATACAAAGTTTGTTCTTCAGTTGTTAGGCTTGGAACATCAGTAGAATCATTGACGGACAACGGATTGGCACCATTTGTACTATATGCAAAATAAACTATAGGGACAACAGGACCATACTGCCAGTGACAAATAGTCTCATCAAAAGCAGACCTGTTCAAAGCACGTAAAGAATAGCCCTGCACATAATACAGTGTTTTTTGCAATTTTAGATTTGTAATGGTCTTATCCTTTTCGGTAGCCCGGCGGATGGTATACTCGGCGAGTTGCAATGCAGTCATACTCATACATATCATCCTTTCTGTAATAAGTATATCAAATTAGACGGGGTTTGTATACGAATTGTACAAAACGGATAAAAATTATAAAAGTCCAAAATATTTAGCTACACATCGTATAAACTCCCCATGCCATTCTACCAGTTTTCGTGTAGACCAGTGCAGCTCCATCGCCGCCCCTTCCAATGTATGCGTCTTCTTCCAGAAAACCAGCTTGACCATCTCCAGCCGTTCCTCGCCGTTTGGTAGGGTGCGTGTCTCCTCAATAGCCTGTCGTACGGCTTCCAGTTCCCGGCGGTTGATCTCCGGTAGTTCCCGCAGGGCGGCATCGGCTACAGGATCACTGGTCTGGCCGTGGGCCCCAGGCATCCCGGTCAGGTTTGGGGACATCTTTGTGCGGCGCAGTTCTTCCTGCCGGGCACACAGTTCCGGGTAACGGCGAATCATGCCCTTTACATAGGGCCACCAATCGTACCTTGGCTTGCTCAATCGTCCTCACCTCCATGCTTATACTCCATGTCAATGCCGACCACCGCATCAACCCGCAGCGCCATCGCCCGCACATCGGACGGCAGGCCGCGCTTGCTCTGCTTATACATGCACTTCACTTCTTCTCGCTCCTCTCGATGTCCTCGGCAATGTAGCCCTCAACGCCCGCGCCCCTGCTGTACCAGCGCTTGTACTCCTCCCGGC